TGGTTCTCGATGCCTTAGCTTTTCGTTTCATTACTGCAGCCGTCCCTAAAAACGCCTCAATATATGTATCATGTGGTGGCATTAAATTGATAATAGCTTGATAAACACCACTACCATTTTTTGCGCCCAGGTAATTATCCATAACTGCCCTTAAATTTTTATTTACCTGGTACCATAGACGTGAATGTCTATGTTGTCAATTCCCAATAGCTGAAGCATAGACATTATTGACTATGCTCGATAAAAATTAAGCAGCAGCTATCATAGTTAAAAGTATCTATGTGGTACCTAGCTTATTAAAATTTGAGTGAAAATACTGTCAAGGGGTTGGTGCGGCCCGCAGGTGCTTGCACCGAGGACTCGGCCCCTTGATTGGATTGTAACGAAATAAGCTTGGACGAAGGGGCTTGGCTAAGGACGAAGTCCTGCCATGCTCCTGACGTCAGAGGGCGACTCGTTCCCCCTGGAAGGGGGCGGAGGGGGTTGACACTGGCCCCTGCCGGTAGGCAGGAAGTGGCCAGGCATTTTCCTATGTTCCGCGACGGACGGTTTACCGTCCTGTATAGCGGACGCATTTATTCACAGTTTACTGTGCGTAATAAATGAATATCTGTAATATTTAATTAGCAGAATAATTTTGCACCTTAAATCAACACGCTGGCACATTGTATGAAACAGCTTTGCACTTTATATGTATAACTCAAGAAATATGACAGCGAGATTGTGAAAATGGCATATTTGGCTGAAAAAAACGTAGAGAGAAAAAGCGAAAACAGGGCGTTTTAAGCCGTTTGACAACGACAAAAGCCGAACACTTGGTTCGGGTATTAACAGCAATTAAATATCGTTAAATCGTCAGTGAGGGGGCGCAGATACCCCGGCAAACTTCCTTAGCATGGCTATTTCTTTATTAACCAGCTCTTTATATTGCGATGGCTCTATGAATTTTGAATCGTCCCCCAATCTATCTAATACACGAATCATCGCGATATGGCGTTGATCTGTTCTTGTTTTGCCGTGTAGTTTTTTATGAATAGACTTTCTGGCTGATTCGAGCTGACGTCGTTCAAATGCTTTCTTTCGCCAGGCTTGGCGACGTTCTTCTTTGATCTGAGTCACGGACATCCGACCGACTTCTTCCGGCGTTCTCCCGGCGGACAGCGCTTGATTTTTAAGAAAACCTAAGCGGGCATTTTGTTGCTTTTCGACGCGTTCGTTGGTAATACCCGCCGCATTAAAAAACAGCATCGTTGCCTCATAATACTTATCTATCCATTGACCCGCCTCCTTGTCCCACACTTGCCAATGTTTAGGGGCCATGATCCATTGTAATTCGACCATATCATCAAGCGCTCGGCTTGCTCTTGATATCGAATATTTCGGCGTATATGTAGGATCCTCGTCTGCTTTTTTTTGTTCTTCCGCGGATATTGTGGTCAGGCCAGCAGCGTCAGAGGCATTTCTGAGTGATATTTCTATTTGATGAGTGACTAAGTTAACGTGTTCACTAAACACCGCATGAAGGGCATTGATCGCATTAACACGATCAAGATAATAATGCTTTTCTCGCTTAGTCCAGGAACGCGCCAACATGGCAACGTCTGATCGGGTTACATCCCTACTTTGAGACGCATCGACAAGATCCCTGATAAACGCCAGGCGTTTTTTATGAGAATCAGGCACCTGATAAGAGGGGTTAGAGTTTTTACATTTGGTACTATGTTCACCACGTCGACGACGCGATTTTTTTGTGACTGACCCTACATGATTTAGGCTACCCATAAGCAGCCCTTATTATTTTTTTCGTCCATTTTAAATGTTTCTTCTTTTTTTATTTGCAAAAAGAAATCCGTCAGCATAAAATGAGACTGAATTCGAGGTTGTTCTCATTGAATGCCTAAATAAATAAGCCGCTCTCCTACAAGCGGTTTTTTTATGTCTGAATTTCGTTAAGTTATACCGTTATTTCAATAACCATACCCTATAAAATATTGACCACTAACTGTGGTACGTGCAAAATGTATCACAAGTCGACGTGATTTGACCACGAAAATTTGCATAATTTTACTTAAACCAGATCATCATAAAGGATCTTTGGTTATTAATTAAGGATCTTTTTCAGCTTTGACTAGCTTTTTGGCTGCACTACTAGCCAAGCGAATGGACTCTTGCAGCCCAGGGTGACAGAGCTCTTGATCTTCACTTGCACAACTTAGAAACTCAAGGAATAAACTCAAGCCTTCTAAAGAATCAATCTGACTTGTGTTAAGGGGGGTTTGTTCATTTTCCATTCTACATATTCCTGATTGCCCTATTTTTAGATAAGATAACTTATTGTTAACTATCAAAAATATCCGTAATGGATATTTTTCTGGATGAAATTCCATTTTGGACACTTTGGATATAAAAATAGGCCGACGACTCCGAACTATTCGGCATATTAGCAAAAAGACTCAAGCAGAGATAGCCTTGGTTTTGAAGGTGACAAAATCAACCATATCAAAGTATGAGCGTGGTGAGCTCACATTAACACCCGGGACAATTAACCAGGTATGTGATTATTTCGGACTTGAACATGCCTGGCTACTAACAGGCAAAGGTGAAATGATGCAAAGAAACCAACAAAGGAAGGCGGGGATCAGTGAAAAGATAGCTCAATTACCCCAGCAAACAGCCAAGGCAATTGAATTATTAATTGATAGTATTACTCAGTGACTAGAACATCCACAAAGCATAAGCGTTTATCACCATTGACCAAAAGCTCCATTTTATTTTTTGGTGACAAACTTTCTAATGATGCTGCAGTTGGTTTAACCTCAAACTCTGTGGCTTGATAAACCTTACTGCTATACCTCACATCAACCGTTTTCGTTTTGATTTCGCCGCTTTGTGTTGACATGGTGTTTTCACCGTCAACAAGCGATAACGAATCAACTCCATGATCATCGATACGAACAAAATCGACTGATGATTGAGACAAAGGTTTATGAATTTTTATCACAAACCTTTCCTCATTAGTCCTACCTTTAATAAAAGATAAACTTATCATTAGGCAGCAGCCTTAGACTCTCTAATAAAATGAGTCATAGCTGGCAAATCAATAGTATCACCGACTTCGTTAGTAACAGCCCTGTCATTAGCATCTAAACACAACATGACTTCTTCTCCAACAGTATCAATAATCGTCATACACAGATCATCGGTAGCCAAAGCCGCCGCTGATTGGTCGATGCCTGATTTACCATTGACTGAAATTTGTAGGTCGTTGCCAACATCAGTTAACGATATATCAAGGCCAGTTATCGGCGCTTGTGCCACTATCTTTGTTTGGAATGTCGCCCAGTTGTCAGCTTTAGCGGGGTTTTTAACTAAAGCAATTGCATTAGCATTATTTTTGGCGTGCTGTGGGCCGTTGCGTTTCCAGTTTGAGCTTGAAAAAAAAGTTGCCATTTTTATACCTTCTTAATGTTGAATTGTTGGGTGGATTTAATTGGTTGATATTGTTTTGAATTTGAAATGACTGAAAAGTCAGGGGTTATTTTAATTAATCGCAAATAGCGTTCATCTAAGAGAAACTCTTTAACGGCTTTAAGTAAAGACGTTAAACCTTCCTCTAGCTGCTCACCGGTTACGCTCGACACCAGGCTATGCAACGGCATTGATACGACCGCCGATTCTTCGACCTGTTCGCCTGGCACACTAGTGAAAGTGAAGCTATCAGCCACGGTAACCGTGACACTTTCTTCGATTTGCTCGCCGGTTACGCTCGACACCAGGCTATGCACCGGGATTGATACAAGCGCCGATTCTTCGACCTGCTCACCGGGCACACTGGTGACAGTGAAGCTATCAGATAGGGTAACCGTGACACTTTCTTCGAACTGCTCGCCGGTTACGCTCGACACCAGGCTATGCACCGGCATTGATACGACCGTCGATTCTTCGACCTGCTCACCGGGTACGCTGGTGACAATGAAGCTATCAGACAAGGTAACCGCGACACTTTCTTCGACCTGCTCGCCAGTTACACTAGACGCCTGGCTATGCACCGGGATTGATACGGCCGCCGATTCTTCGATCTGCTCGCCTGGTACACTGGTGATAGTGAAGCTATCAGACAAGGTAACCGCGACACTTTCTTCGACCTGCTCGCCGGGCACACTGGTGATAGTGACGCTTGCAGCCAAGGTAACCGCGACACTTTCTTCAACCTGCTCGCCGGTTACACTCGACGCCTGGCTATGCACCGGGATTGATACGACCGTCGATTGTTCGACCTGCTCACCGGGTACACTGGTGACAGTGAAACTTGCAGCCAGGGTAAGCGCGACACTTTCTTCGACCTGCTCGCCGGTTACACTTGACGCCTGGCTATGCACCGGCATTGATACGACCGCCGATTCTTCGACCTGCTCACCGGGCACGCTGGTGATCGTGTAGTTAGTACCTGTGGGCTGATTTGCTGTATTAATGAATATTTGATTCGGATTTAAATCAATCTCATTAAATTGCTCTAATGTTCTAAAGTCGTCATAGAACGCAACAAAATAAACAGGTTCGTCATTATTACCTATGGTAAGTGTGATTAAATCATCACTTGATGAAACCTGAGCATATCCACCCTTACTCGTTAATGTGCCGTTTTTGAATAACTCCGCATTATAAGAGTTACCTGTCCGACGCTTGAGTGTGCCACCAATCGTGGTTAGTTCACCATCAACAACCGTTAAACTCGTATCGGAGGCTGAAAACCAAGCACCAGAAACTCTAGGGTAGAATTTATCCCAGCCAGCATTGGCGCTAATTTTTAAATACTTATTGGTTGCTGTGCGAAAATCGATAAATGCCTCATCAGATGATGAACCATTGTCAGCATTAAAAGCCCCGTAAACTTGATAACTCAGTTTTCTGCTAAGCGCTAAGTCAAAAGAAAGATCGCTTAAATTAAAGGCGACAGGGCCTTTCCAGCTAGTGCCGGATTGATCATTGATGATAGCCGGGGAGCCACTACCAACCTCACCACTAATTAACTCAGTAACAACGCCATCTTTAACCGCAAATAAAGCAAGTAAACCTGTATTTATGCCATTAGCAAAATCAATTTGTAATGGTTGTGCTATATCCCCTGGTTGCACCGTGGAAGGCATACTTAAACCTCTATAATGTCAACGGTAAAGTTACGCTGATATTTACTTGTTACATGGTATTTAATTTGATCAGCTAAACCTGAAACGTTGGTTTGTGTTGAGAAGTGCCCCGATTCATTTGATTTAACGGAAACATAAGCGCGGCGGCTATCGTCAAAATAAAAATCACTGTCCGTCGATTTTTTAGTGCTCGCTTTGACCGTAAAAATATCATCCGAGGCGATCACGTCATTAACTGATATTTTAACAATATGATTAACATTTTTATTAATCACCACACTTTCTACAGAGCTAGGAGACAATGCGCGATGCGCCAATTCAAAAGCCTCCTGGCTAACATCAGCGTACGGGTAATAAACTTTATTTGCATCTGCGATGCAATAGTCTCTAAAAGCGATAAATTTGGTTTTAAGTTCGCTGTCTGGCAACGATGAAATAAGCGCATTAATTGAACCAATATTTGCGATGCCATCATCCGAACTTTCAATAAAATCAAAGCGCGAATCACCCATCACACGGATCGCAAATCCTCGGAGCAATCCTGATGTTGCATCCAAAACATTATCAAGTAGATCACACCGTAAAAGGTACATCGTCATTTCGTTTGAATTGAATACTTTAGTTTTTATCTCTGGGTGAGCTTTCGCGGCGGCTAAATCTACAAAGTCGGTTATTTTTTTCATATTGAAAATCTCTTTTCTATTTCTTGGCCATTACGGTCCCGATAAAAAATAATTTGATTTCTTTTTCTCTTTTTTACATGGCAAATCAACTTACGAATTTGACTAGGCTTAATCGCTGTTGAGCTAACAAAACCTAATACAATACATATTGATTTACTGGGGTAAGCGAGCGTAAAAACACCTGAATATCCGATACAGCTAGAATTCAAGCGATACTGCTCAATAACAGGATCGCTAAACATTTATTTCCCTCTACAATTGAACGCTTGCAGTGCCTTGCGTTCGGTAGGACTGACCAGGTATTAACGAGTGAATAATGCGATCATTTGAATAAGGGCCGTTCAAATGGTCTTCCTCAAAACCGGTTAAATTCACACTACCCTCTGCCATCAACAATGGATTACCTGGGACCGTATAATTAACTTTAATCCCCTGCCTTGCCATTCTGGCCAACTCACCTTGAGCGGCGTCAATTGCCAAGGCAGATGTTTTGTATCGCCCGGGTAATTGTTTAAATGGTGACTGACCCAATTCATAACGGACAATTTCCGACTTATCTTGATCAAACCAATCCGCCCGGACACCTAAAAACTGATGCCGCTCAGGCTCAACAAAATCAATCGATATAAAAGCATTAAACGGGGCTTTATCGCCGACATAGAGCTGCAGCTCGACAGGAGCCAAATTCTGACCAGATAATGTTTTACTTTGGCCGCGCCGGCTAAACACCAAATGACCGTCAACGGGTTTGACGACCGCATCATGCTTTATCGCTAAACGATGTAAAAATGCCAGGTCCGTTTCGTTCTTCTGATCAAGATGATCAATAAGCTTTGAACTAAAGTCAGGATGAACCCTGGCCGACATGCCCAAGCGCCCCGCACAAGTATTAATAATATCGCCCAGGGTTGTCTCGTTATACGTTTGTGAACGACGCGGCTTTTTATCGCCCGCCTTGGCATTTAACGGCGCGGATGTTGCGGTGATTTCTGCGCGCTTAGGTAAATAAAGCGGCTTTACTTTGGCGATCACGAACTTACCCATATCAACCAAACCAGACTCAAGCCAGCCAAGTTCCAGCGATATCTCATCACCGGAACGAGGCCAACTCTTTCTCGGTTTATCTTGCATGTTAACAACTATCTTTAACGTGTCAGATGTATAACCAGGTGAATCGGTTAGCGTAATTGACTGCGTTCGTCGGTTAAGGTTTTCATGGCCAACCAAATTAAACGCCGGTGTAAAATTAACTAATCCCATACCGTAAACCGTTTTTGCTGTGATTGAATAACCGGGTCGGGGATCGTGACCTCGACACCGGACGAAAACACTGGGCCAAGCTTAGCAACACCTGGATTAAGCTGATAAAAAGCTTGCTCAGTATCGTCGCTATAATCGCCCAAGTGTTGGTTCAACAAGCCGTCGACCGTATCGCCGTCAACCGTTGTTACTTGCTTAGTCATTCGCAAATTCCTCAATCTGAACAGAAAAATCCGTTTTCATCCCAAGGCCATTGGGCATGATTTCAGACTCACTAGCTCTAACTTGCTTAATCGTCCATAGCCCTTTGTTTTGACCGGCTTTAACGTAGACTACGGGCTTGTTACTGTCCTTTAAATCAAAAAGCTCCTCAATAACACTGCCGCCATCTGCGCCATAACAAACGCCCTTTAACTGAGTGCGTTCAAGCTGGCCACTAGCAAAGTCTTGCCGCGGCTTACCGTTAAGTATTGCAGTTGTTTGAAAACCAGCACCGGAAACGCGTTCAACGGCGCTTAGGGCAGAGTTATCCGCTAACGAAAAAACAAAGTCTCCGGATTCATTGCTAAATGCAGCCATGACCATATTCATTAATAGGCTAACTCCCCTGGTGCGCCATCAGATAGGCTTGTGTCTAAGTGATCTTGTAAACCGTGACCAAACAAGGACGGATAGTCAGATTGCAAGCGACGAATCAAGTTTTCCTCACTAGCTTTTAACGCCTGGCTAACTTTCTTTTCGTCCGCATCACCCGCTATATGAATAGCTGGGGAATAATCGATCCTGACTTCTTGTTTTGAGTTGGTTTGTAAGTTTGCCAGCGGTTTGATGTTACTGAGTGTTTTAGATTGCTGGCCTTTTAGCGACTGGATCTCGTCAAACGTTAAGTTATTCAAGCTAACCGATCTAACATTATGCTGCTTTTGCGCTTCAACCACTTTAGTCGCAGCCGTATCACCCGCCGATTCTTTAGTGGTTAGTTTCTCTGCAGCACTTCGACCAAGCCAAGCGCCAAGGCTCTCACCCGCAATCGCACCAATAATTCCACCGGCAATGGTGCCAATGAAGGGCACAACAGAGCCTAAAGCCGCGCCGGCAGCAGCACCGGCCATCGAGCCGCCAATACTGCCAACATTTTCACTTAGGGCGACGTTGTCACCATCAGCGACAGATGAAGCAATCAAACCCGCCGCCGCGACATTAGCCACAATAGGAAGTTTCGACCTTCTGGCCATTGTGGCAAATCGACCAAACTTGCCACGACGAGAACGACCGGAATCAAAGTCGCCACCAAGGCCACCGGCTAACCCCGCGGCCCCTCGACGACTGACACGTTCAAGGCTGCGGCTCAACATATCCATTGACCGAGCGGCCATTGTAGCCTTGCTGGCACTTTTCCCGACTGAGGCACCGAGTTGCATTTCTTTGAGTTTTCGTTTGCCCATGACAATATCAAGGCTAACGGCTCCTAAGCGATAGGCAACTTGCGCCGCTTTTAATGCCGCAAGTGCAGCAACACCCTTGATGATAACGCCAGACACTTCTTTATTGTTACCAATCCATTCCGTGCCCGCGCTAATGACATCAGCCAACGCCTCAGCGCCGTCAGTATATATAGGCAATAGGTGTTCACCCATTGCCGACATAATACCGTTAAGAGAACTCGATAAACGTTGTTCCTGGAAGTTCTTAGTTTCAAGCAATTTATTGAATTCGTTATTTAACGAATTCTGTAACGCTATTTCATCATTGCCCGCTGCCATGACACGTTGTAACTCTTTCATGTTATTAACCAACGGTAGGACAGAGCCAATAGACTCAGTACCAAACAAGGTTTTTATCACTGCAGCTTGACGGTATTCAGGTTGCTTTTTGATGGCATCAAAGACCTTATACATGGTGCCAACAGCCTCTTGTTGCGTGTCTTTTGCTATCTGCTCAGCATCGAGGCCAATCGATTGCCACATTTGTTTTTGGACACCGCTTGCCGCCTCTCCAAGCGTTAAATTTAACGCCAGGTTTTTCGCTGCCGTTCGACCCATTTCGGCCTTGTTACCGTTAGCTGCAAGGATAGCGGCACTTAGCGACGCGGTTTGTATTTCATTCATGCCTGTTGACATGATGACTGCACCGACATCGGTGATCACCTGAGTCATTGCGGTGGTATTGGCCGCGGAATTATCCGACAAGTGGTTGATAGCACCGGCGAGCGTTTCAATACGCGTCATATCAAGACCCATTGATGCCTTCCAGGCGGCAACACTTTTACCTGCAGACTCTGGACTTAACTCATCAAAGGCGTTGGCCATCTTCGCCGCCAAGGTAGAAAAGCGGCCGAGATCTTCAAGTTCATGACCCGATCTCGCAACATTGGAGCCGGCACCACTGGCGACAATGTTAGCCAATTCACCAGGCTGCAAACCAAGATTAGGGGCTTGTTTTAAAATATAGCGCTCAAGTGTGGCAAGCTTCACGGCCTGAGCCGGGCCACTAAGATCACCACCTGAAATGTTTTTAAAACTGATTTTTTTAGCAACTTCAACCATTGCCGTTTCAAGTTCGCCCGCCTTGTCAATAAACGCCTTGCCGGCAAGCATACCGGCACCGACTTTTACAACATCACCCGTCATTGCCATGCGCTTATTTTGCAGATCGGCCAGGTACTTTTCTTGCTCGCCTACTTTTTTCAAATGAGCGCGCTGTGCTTCAAGGGCTTTATTGGCTTTGTGCGTTCTAACTTTAAGCTTTGCCTGAGCAGCCGACAGGTTGTCAGTTTTGATGCCCGTTTTTGTTAACTCTCGTTGCACAGCTCTTAGCTGACGCTGCTCTTGTTCATAACGAGTAGTTAACCCCTTTATTTGTTGCTTGCGCGTTGCCTGTTCTTTCTCAGACAATTTAATCTTTTTCTCAAGGGCGGCAATTTCTTTTCGATTACCTTTTTTATCACGCGATAACGCTTTATGCTCAGCGACTAACTTGGCCTGCGCCTGGTTTGCTGATTTGAACTGCGCTTGCAAACCTTTAAGGTCTTGACCAAGCTGATTTAAGTTCGCCTTGCTGCTTTCAAATAATTTAATATTTCGCTGCTCAGCATTGAGTTTTTTGATTGCGGCCTGGCTGACTTTGATTTCTTTTACAAACGTCTTATGAGCCGTTGAGGCGTCACTATAAGACTTTGAGAATTGGTCCTTAGCAGCAATCGCGACGGTATACTTACTTTGCATCAACTACTCTCAATTTTAGTAATGGCAAGCTGAAAACGGCGCAGCGCCTTATCGGTCGACCAAGTGTCGAGCTCAGCGTCGTTTGTATTAAACGCGAATAGCAACGCGTCAGATATCTGCTCGATATCGGCTATCGAAAGAAACCTGACGCCTGATTTAAAAAATCGTTGATTCGGTTTTGCAGTTGGTTCCAGTCAGGGACAGAAAGCTCGTCAATTTCATGGTCCATCAGATCCGCACACGCTTTAGTGATATATTCAGACTGAGCAAAAGGCGCTTTTTCAGTATTGTTGACGTTGCCCATCATTCTGGACGCTTTCACCGTTGGGGATGTTAAGGTTAGCGCGGTTTTATCACCCAATGGTTTTAATAGTGTTGGCTTGTCGACATCAAATTCGACATCATCTTTTTTCAGAAAGAATTCAGCCGGACGCGTTGTCATTTCAATCACTTCAAACTCAAGCGCGTTAAAGTCTGGCGTTTTTAATTTTTCAATATCTTCCAACGGCAAACCGGTGGCAGACTGGATTAATAAATCTATTTTTTTAAGTTCGTCATCGCCAGCATCAGCAACAATTAACTTATATTGGCCAAAGGTGATCAAGTTAACTAACACCTTGCGAAGCTCAGAGCCATTGGTCGCCAAAATTGGCTCAAGTAAAATAATTTCTTTCATGTTCACCACAATAAAAAGCCCGCAAAACGCGGGCTTTACATTTATACATTTAAAGATTTCGTTAATTAACGCACGTTATCAACATGAGACGACGTCAGGTCAGCGCCGTAACAAATAACCTTTTGTGTCTTGATGTTGATGTCATGCACTACAGTGCCGTCAATCGTCATTTTGTACGTATTGGCAAAGCCTTCCACGTCCCAAACATCTTCGTCACCAACTTTTGACGTGTCTTTTTGTGATTTAACCACCTCGCCAGTAAGTTCATGAACGTAAACGTGTGCGACACCCTCAGAGTCTTCGACAGACTCTTTAAATGTCAGGCTGTAGGTGTCTCCGGATTGCAAGCCAAACTGACCCGCGATTTCCGCGGTCATGCCTTCTTGCTTAAAGGACCAGTTATCGAGTTTAACGCCTTTGATGCGATTACCTTCGATAAAGCGCCCTTCGCCGACAGCTTCGGTTATTTTCTCCGGACTTGGCGCTTTAAATTCCTTTGTTTTACCGATAAGGGGAATGCCGTTAGTGTGCGCCGCAATGGCGCGAACAGTAGTTGACTGACTCATTTACAGTACGCTCTCTAAAAATGCTTGAACAATGCCATCAGACTCAACAAGTTCGATGACGGTGTTTTCGTTAACGCCATAAGCGCCATATTCAACAACGATAAACCAGCGACCTGATTTATAATTGTCGACCGTGTTTTTCTCCGGGTGCAGATAGCATCGAGAACCAGGCATAACAATTTCTTCGGCGATCAAAGACTCAAGCCAGTTGTTAACTTTGTTAACTTCCTGCTCCATGAATGTCTTTGTCAGGTTTTTACCCAAGCCCTTCTCTAGCGCTGCCACCAGTTTTCGAGTTAAGGCATGCTCTAAACCAACATGAGCAATAAAGCGGCCCGTTAACGTGCGGTTGCCAATTAATGACCAGCCGCCGGCTGATGTGTTGCCGAAATAACACACGCCATTTTTATTTAACAAACTGCCATCCGTACTATTATCAAGCACGTTGTACTCGAAATAGTTGTCCACGCCACCGATGGCAACACCACGATGACCAGGCCCCATCCACGGCGACTGAGCCGCTAAAGCACCAACGACCACCACTGAGCCAGGCATGACAATTTCACCGTAATGGTTTGTGTATTTCGCGGTATGAGCAACCGCGATACAACCATCAAAACCAGAGTCAGCATTGCCAAAGGTATCAGCTAAACTAACAACATCGGCAGCGTTAGACCCTTCAAGATCGACCACGAAACGACATTGGATTTTTTGATTAACAGCACCAAGCGCTTGAGCGACCCCCGCATTACTTGAGAATCCAGGCGCTGCAATAATTGTCGGTTTTTCCAAACAATTAAAAATGGCCTTAATGCCTTTTTTCTGTCCGGTTGTTCCATCAATGCTACCAATGATATTGGCAATAGTTGCGGCATCGTCCGCGCCGGCATCAACTCGGATCACATAAATAGGAACCTGAGCTTGTAGCAAAGTTTTTTCACAAAAATGCACCAAGAACCCTAGGCCATTGCCAGTGGTGTCAAGTTTTGCCGCAAGTTCTTCTCCCGAAACTCGTACAGGCGTGTCAAGCGGGAATGCTGCAGGATCAGCGTCCGGGGCAGTGCCGACAACGGCAACCACATCACTAGAAAGCGCACCGAGCGCCATCGGCGCGCGCACTATATTTTTCGTCACGCCGTTATGCGTGAAATTAGCAATCTCAGCCATTATTTAGCTTCCTTATTGGTTGTTGACTCTTTCTTGGCCGGCAACTCTTTTAATACGCCTTGACGGACGTATGTTTGCGCCGTCACCGGTGCCAGGTCGACAGTGTCGCCCTTGGTTTTCCAAACCCCGACCACAGGGGCATCTTTAAGCACTTTGTACTTTTGTGTTTTCACTGTTTTCTCCTGGTTGATGAAAATGAAAAAGGCCGCAAAAAGCGACCTTTAAAAGTGAGTGATTAGCTGCAGCATAGACATTATTGGCTATGCTTCAGCGACTGATGATTAATTGAAAAGGTTAACGAAAAACCTTTTAGTGTTTTGATAGATGGCAACGACAAAATACATCAACAACGCTTTAACGATATTGACGCCTTTTTCTCGTATCACCGACAAAAACATGCGATTAGCGCGCTTATCTTTTTGCTTGAGTTTATAGTCATGCAAAATTGCGCCGGCCAACCCTTTGCCGAAAGGATGATGAAACCAACGCAACCACCACGGAATAGAAAAGCCATCCGTTTTAAATCCAACAGGTACAACGCCAAACCGCGTTTTTAGTGGTGCTGAGAGCACGAATTTACCGTCATTATCAAAGTAACCTGGTATTTTATCTGACATCATTCCACCCTAAACTACTTTAAACTTATGCTCAGCGATTCTAAATTTAAACAATGCGAGTTCTTCTTGTGATAACTCAGAATTTAGCAAGTCAGAATTAACAATCCATTCGCCTCCTGTTTTAAAATTAACCGTTATCGTAAACGTTCCATCGGCGGCAATGTCTGCAACCATGTACACTTTACGGTTAGTATCTGTGCGAACAAAGGGCACTCTGAACCTTTTCAATCCCAGTGCATACAAATCCGATAAACCGGTCCCTGTGGCGATGGAATCAGTATTTTCAGTAACAGTATATTGCGTGTCTTTGTCGTCAAAATCTGCCAATGTGTTAGAGGGCTTATTAATCGAGATATCAATAATTTTTTGCCCAGGATAAATCGGCGTTGAATACCAATATCTAACAACACTATTGCCCTTTATTTCTTCTACAAAATCACCTTGTTGTGGGGCGCGTTGTTCATCAATAGGCTCAAGTGAAATTGGGTCAATGATTTTTAGCATGTACTACTCCTATGTATTCCAAGGTGCGTCGATTATTGACGGTGAATCATTTAAGACAAAAAACGCATAGCTTTTATCTGCCGGATGTCGTTGTGCCGCACTTTTGATTTCAACTTTTAATCGACTATTAAACGGGATCCCTATATTTTGTCTGACCGCATCAGGGCCAGAGATACAGGTCACTGTTGCGTTATCAAAGCACGGTAAGCCAACATGAAAACATTTGTTTGTTAACGTGACTGGGGCATCATAAGAGACTGTATAAGGTGGATAGTCGTCAATGGTAATTCTGATCTCCATTAATCCAGTCTGCGTGTTGTCCAACATGCCTAACGTTGCGCCATGAAAAACCCCAGCGCCTACTGGTATATCAACGAGCGTATTCCACTGGTTTACTGTCCATGTTGCATTCACCCCAAAACCATCAGGCCATAGACCTGGTAACAAATTAGCGCCTAGAAATGCTTGTAAGCGATTATCTAAGCTAGTATCTCTAGCACCTAGATCAGCGACCGATTCACTCATATTTTCCATACCCCGTTGATGCGTTCAAAACGAAAACTCTGTAAATTCTTTTTAATTCTTGCGTGACTAACTAACTCGCCATAGACTTCCAATTTCTCGCCCTCTGGCGCAGCCAAGCGACACTCTCCTGTAGATAAATCCACCGAGCTATCGACTACGGCCGATAAAAATGAGCCGTCAACACTTTTCGGCATCTTCACATCGGCATGATCTTTAAAAATGTGGACCTTGTCTTCGATGCCGTCAAAAAAGCCAAACTCATCAGGCTCTACGTCAATAGATTTAAACTTACTGTTAACCTGGCCCTCGGTTGTATATGCCAGGTTAGGTGACACCAGAATGTTAAAATCAGTGTATTGGCTCACACGAATGGTGTATTTCAGTAAGGCTTGCGCCCCCCCATTTTCAATCGTTCTAACAGGAAAGGGTTCGGCCAATCGGAAATAGGTGTGCGGAAATTCCGTATTGCCGTACTTGGCATACATGATAATTTCCCAGGCGTTGTAATTGTCATTTGGCGGAATGCCGATCTCTACGATGAACTGATTAACATCATCAGGATCACGCTTATAGGTAAGGAGCTCACCATCAGCAATTTTATTTACTAGCGCCGTCAGGGTTGAATCCATCACTGGCCTAGCGCCATTAGCGTCGCCCACTTCAATCTTTGAGAATTCAACGGCCTGGTTAAGCGCCCGCGCCTGGTTTTCACCAGCGATCCCGGATGCCAACCATAATGATTCATTTTTAGATACTGTCATCGAATGGTTGTCCTATGATATTAGCAATAATTTGGATTGTGCCGCCGCGGCCTTCGTCGCTATGGATAGCGTCAAGCTCTGGCAAAAATGGTTGTCCCGATAGCGTGGCGGACACTTGAACAGTTGAGCCAACGACATAAGAGCCTGTCGCCTTTAATCCGATAGTAATGTCGATTACATCACGCTCTGATTTAGCCTCGGTTGTTCTTGCGTTAAGCCGCTGATAAAGATCCGCTTTGACTTCACCCTCAACCCAAAATGTCGCTTTAAGGTGATAAGGGTCGCCGCCATACTGATACCATTTCTCGATATCAACATCGCCGCCAAAGCTTTCAATCGCTCCCCGAATACCGTCTACCGTGCCAGCCTGTCGATAAACCAGTGGTTGCCTTTTCGTCGTTAACCGGCGAACGTCCAAATCGTCATCTGACGACCAGTCCGTGATCAAGCTCTCAGACGCTAAATAAGGCAATAAATATTCGGGGATTTGATCCGCATCAAACAAATAAGGTTGAGGCAAATCAATACGGTATAACTGTTCGCTAAGCGATAGCTCCATAGCCCGCTCTAATGGGCTGCGGTTATCCGGTAAAACGCTAAGCGTTTGATGTAATAACGGTAAGCTCGACGTGGTCAAGATAAGGTGCCTCCGAATGGTCACAAGTCACAGGATCAGGTAAGCTTGTTAAGTTTATTTTTGATACTGATGCCGCCTTACCAATCACCACCTGAACGGCGGACTCGTCAATCTCAGCACCAAGGCGGTGCATTTTTTTGCCATATTCCCAAACCGCAGCCTCGGCGGCTTGCTTGACGATGGATTTATCTGGCCCAGGTGGCACGTAAATATCACCAACACATTGCCAAGTTTTTATCGTGGCCGCTTTGACGGTGAGCTTGTCCGTTTCCTGGGCAATATCATCCCGGGATAAATAACTTTGTGTCGCAGCAATAAGATCAGCCGTCGGTACACCGTCACCGTCATGCTGCAGGATGTAACAATCAACTTCCCCCGTACCAGGTGCCACTTGTCGCGCCTGGGCGTCTTTGGTTAATCCTGAAGAATCATTATTCTCAAACGCGTAGGTCACGACGACTTTGTTTTGCTCTGGACTGTCAATCGATATCGAGGGGCGGCCGCCCAAGGTCATCGCATGGTATCGATAACCGTTTCGGGTGCCGGTTGACGCCAGGGCATAATTAGCCAAGTAATAACGCGTCAGTAATTGGTCGTTACTCTCTTTGGTCGCCGGCACGGGCGGAAACGCATCGGGATCGCCTTCATCAATCGTTTGCCTGGTGATACCAAGTCCAGAGACAATCACGTCGACCATGTCCTCGCGCGTGGCATACATGCCAAACATTTCGAGCGCATCTTCATGCTTTTGCTGTTCAAAATTCTGCAAATAAACAACAAACGCTTGCAGCACTTTGGTTAACACTTCGGCGTCGTTATCGAATACCGTTTGAAGGGCTTGGGCGTCACTTGTTGAACTTTTGCTGACGTGATCGACAATGAATGTTTTCATTTCGGCCAATAGCGCTTCAAATGTCTTTGTCGTTAATTGTGCCGGTTTAGGCAATGGCGCGTGGTGCGGAAACAACATATTAAGTAATTCCTGGTTGATTAATGCTGACAGGTAAAACATTGCGAACGCCATTAACTTCGACGTCTAAATGCACAATAAAACCATTGGTCGCGCTGGCCAGTTGAACCGAATGCAACTTGCACAGCGGCTTTAATGGATTGGCACTGTTATAAAAAGCCTCGACAACCCACACTTGCCCCCTGGCGGCATTACTTGTTGTTAAGTGCTTTCCTAAAAGCCTGGGTAACTTACACCCGTACTTTCGACGCTTAACGCGGCTACCGACATCGGTACTTAGAACGTCAGATATTTGCGCGGCCAATAACGACCAGCCGGTTAATGTCTTTCCGGTCTTTCTGTCAATTCCTACAGTCATGATCAGCTCATTTTGTTATCGTTAGGCGGTGCCATTTGTTTGTTATGTGTGTGCGCGTTGTATTTGTCACGCATGGTTTGCATGCTTGACTTGCGGTCGCTGACGTCTTTATCCGAATGGATGTTATCTGCGGCATTTATTTTGCCCGTACAATGAAGCTCTTGCGTGTCCATCGTGATCTTATCCGGTGCGGCAATAGTCGCCTGACCCGATGTCATGATCACGGTTAACTCATTAGTTTCACTGTTATGGGTTATTTCGGTGCCGTTAGGATAAACCCGCTTATGCTCTTTGGGGTTGTTCACCGGAAACGGAAAGTCTGTACTTTCCACACCACAAAGCGCCCAGCATGCGCCGGTATCATCACCACCGGTTAAATTAAGCAACAAACAAGGCTCTGAGACACTTGGCGCGCGATATTCCATCACCTCGCCAGCATACGGCGTAAACCATTTGATAAAAGGCGTTTCACAGCTGCCATGTTTAACTTTTATTTTTTGCTTGTCTTCGCTAAGCGCTAGCACCTTGCCAGGAATAATCAGATTATTGAGGCGGCGCTCTTGTTCATTAAGCTTTGCATAAATATCCAGGATAGCGTCGAATATTTCACTACTCATTAATTGAACCTATTAGATTGTAGTCGTCGTCATCTTCGGGATTGATACCGAGATAAACCTCGTTAATATCAAACGTCTCGTTGATAAATAATGATTCGCCTAAATGCACATCCTGAAAGCATGTCACCACCCACATTTCATAACCATGCGGGCCTTTTTTAAAATCGGCCTCAGCCGCCTGGATTAATTCTGGGTTTGTAACCAGCGATCCCAACCCCCAACGTTGACGCAATAATAAGCGTTTAATAAACGAGGCCAGGTTGATAATTTCTTTTTCTGGTTGGTAACCTTCTTTTTCTTTGTTCGATAGCAAACAGTAAATTTCTAACGCGACTTTTTCACTGTCTCGGCCGTCGTTCACTGCCGTGCCTGGTGGCAGCTCCCCCGCACGAATCAAAAGCGCGGGAGTTTTAATTTTTTCGATATCACCGTCTTTCATGTATTCAACGGTCGGAAATACGATCCCTTTTTCAGCTAACGCAACAGCCAAACCGGTTTCCACCGCGTCGAGATAATCGGTCATACTATTTAACGTTGAACTCATAATTTAACTCTTGCTGCAAGATCGTTTGATAACGCTCATTTAATTGCGATTCGATTTTATTAACCGCCTCTAATACTTGAGGGGCTATCTCAATGGTTTGTTTAACCAGGGGAAAGCGACCTTTTCCTTTGTGGTTTGGCTGATGTTTTGATGATAAACGTCGCCAGACATGCGTCTTACCATAAACATTACTGACAAAGGCACCGCGCAAGAAATGCTCCTTTACGCTGACACCCTGTTTCGTTTGCCTTGGTTTGCCAAACCGCTCGACATCCAAAGGCTGCAACCCTATCCACAGATAAGCTTTGTCGCCTTTCACATCGAGATTAAATCTAGTTTTAATCGACTTTTGCGTGATACGCAGTGTTTGCGCTGTCGATTTTTTCGATTGCACTGCCAGCCATCGACTGACTTTTCTTATTGCTCTTTTAACAGCAATAGTGACCTTAGCTTCTTGCAGAGCAAAGGTTGACTTTACATCGTCACCCACACTACTAAGGTCAATATTAAGATTAATTGAACTGGCCATATTCCGAGCTCACATTGCTGTCTGGCTCTTGTGTGTCTAATTGCACATAGCAATGACAAAGCCCGCAAACATCATCAAGCGGCTTTTTAGCAACTCGATAAAGATTGTTAGCAATACGCAAGCGCCAGCCTTTTTCCACACCTGTCTCTGACAATAACGTGACTATCGACTCTGACGCTGTCAGGTCCGAATGCGCTTTGCCATATTTAGATTCAAAAATGGCGAACGTCTCTGGATCGTCTTTAATGCCTTTGACAGGGGTTTCGATGCCTTCTATATCGATCAGCATCATGTCATCACCGACCCGCCGCATTGCGCGGCGAGTGGCTTTAATAAATGGGTCTGCCATTTATCTACGCTTTGATTTTAATGCGACGTACCGCCAGTGGACTTGTACACACGTTAATCGGGTTAGACTGGCTTTCCATCGCAATGCCTTTATTCATTGATAATGGTTCGCTGTTGCCGTAATAAGGCAAACCAGTTGTATTAACCGTTTCGGTGTAGTTCGCAGGAGCAAAGCGAGTTAAGAACATTTTCGGTTTGTCTTCTGGGAAGACGATGCCTTCACCTTCTGGAATGAAAGATTTATCACCTAATTTAGTGCTGAATTCTTCCCAATAAACACCTTTCCAGAAAATACCGCCACGAACATCTTCACGCAGACCCGCAGCGTTGTTATAACGCTCAAACGCCTTAACGAATGTCTCATCATCCATAAACTTATCAAACAACGTTGGCGTGATTAGACCACGATAGCGACGCCCTTTAATGCCTGCCTGGTGTTCTTCTGAGTCACGAACAACTTGAGTAAGCTGAGAGCCTAACGGCTTGGCAAAATCAATCTCGTTCATCGCTTTAGCTTCATCTAAACCAAAAGCTTCAAATAGGTTGATGATGACATTACCTTTTGCCCCCATGACTTTACCTAACATTGCACCAATACGATGATACTCAATCGTAGCGTCTAAACTTAGACGATGCACTTCGCCTTTTTCATCGATAAGTGTGTCCAATTCTTCCAGCTCGTCATCGCTGCCGAAGGCACGGAGATTTTGAACATCATCCGCCATGATACGAGCAAGCAGCGGCAAGTGAACCGCTTTAATCGTAATGACTTTACGATCAGAGTCAGCAACGTCGGTGCCGTCTTGACCGCGTTCTGTTTCAGGAACAAGAATAATTTCGCCGTCTTTAAACTCAATGTCGACTGTTGTAGTGCGGATCCCTTTTTCTTCAAAGATGCCTAGTTCAGCAATTCTAGTTTTAGGAACAATAAGATTATTGATTGCCGCCGTTAAGCTGCGAACGGTAAATTTACCAGATTCTAATGCGTCATTAATTTCCATTAATTTGTCTCTTTTGTTAGTTAATCGAAAAACCTAACGCCTTAGCGCAAGATTAAGTTTTTAGCTGCTAGTTCTTCGATAGCAGCCTCTTTGTCTGCTTGCGAAATGCCGTCAGGCCAAACCAAGCGATCAGCATGGAATGCCGCAACGCGTGTGTGCGCTGTACCATTTTGATCGGCGGCTGACGCATCAACAGCACCAAACAAAACCCCTTCGGCGGCCGACGCCTCTGGGCCAGCAGGGTTTAGCTGTGTAAATGTACCGTCAGATTTTTTGCCTAATACGGTTGCAGAAAGAAAAGAGCCGCCAGTTACAATTATCGGATCTTTAGATACATGCTGAACATCAGACATGACGTGCGCGCTTTGACGCTTAGATAAAGTAGTTTTTGACACTAAAGTCATAAGTGATTAACTCCTGGTTAAAGTAAAGTTTGTCTTTCGTCAGTGCTGACTACGAACTGCGTTTGGTGTAAACGCTTTTTGTATCCAGCGACTTTTCGACTTTCTCGTTATCAACGATTTGACGAGATTGATCGCCATTTTCGTCGGCTGACGCCTTGGCTTCATGGATAGCTTTGCCAACCATTTCCACGGGGTTATCTAAAGAGCTGACAAGCGCATCAAAACTCGCAGACAAACCAGAGGCCGCCAATTTATCTTTTAAACCTGACGCCGATTTAATGGTGCTTTCAGCATCAGCCATCGTTACGCCATCTTTAAGCAATGTTGCTGATAACGCTGGCACACCAGCAGCTGCACAACGCTGAACGATATCAGCAGCATGAGCCAACGCCATTTCGGGTGGCTTACCTTTGATTTCTTCCAGCGCATCAGGACGATCTTGAGCAATAGCCGCAACCAGCTCCGCCGTGCTTACTTCTTCGGCTGATGGCAACGCAAATGAGACGCTTGTCGCTACTTGGCTACTCGCGCCGGGTTTTTTCTCTTTCATAGTGGTTTTTTTCCCCTTTTGAAGTTCGGCGATCACGCCTTCAAGACTCCCGAGACGGTGAGCCATGCCTTTATCAACAGCAGACTGGCCAATTCTCACACCACCGCCGCCGAATTCTTTTAAAACGGTGTCAACCGACACCCCCATATTGCGAGCAACGCGGTCGATAAATACGTCCGCCAGCTCATCAAGTTGTTGCTGGTAAGCCTCTCGCCCTTCTTTTGAACCCGGATCAAGACGCTTATTAGGTGATTGGCTAGAGACGATTTCCAATGTCTCAAATGCGTCATCCTCGCGTTGCTTACGGCGACGAATATTAATCACGGTGCCGATCGATCCGACTCTAGCCGTGGCATCCATCACCACTTCATCAGCCGCCGAGGCCAACCAATAAGCCGCGCTACAAGCTTCACCGCCAACATAGGCGATGATTGGTTTTTCACTTCTGATTTGATGGACCATTTCGGCGAACTCGTGAATGCCGTCGGCGTGGCCACCTGGCGAGTCGATATAAAGCACAATGGACTTAACCGCCATATCCTCACGCGCTTGGGTTAAATCACGCGCCAGGGCTTCGGTTGATGTACCGCCGCAGATATCGTCAAACATGCCGGCATAACGACTAATGACGCCATCAACATGGATAAGGGCGACCCCTCCCTCACGGATTTCCATTTTTTTGCCAACTTTTGCGCCAGAACGGCCCTCTAAAGCCGCCGGCACAAAATCAGACATTTCAAGATTGCCCGCATCACGATTGGCAATATCCCCCATGATGGATAACAGGCGCTTATCAAGCGCCCAGGGCTGAGACATCAAAAAGTTAAGGGCTAACTTTTGTTTCATTCTTCTATCGCTCCACTCATTTGAACGGCACTAAAAAGCCCGCCTAATTTGGCGGGCTCTTTGACACCTTCTTCGATTAATATTTCTTGCCAACGTTTCAGCGTTTTCGCGTTTCGCCTCATGTTATCGTCAAGATCAGTGCCATACTCAGCCGCCTCGCGCTCCGCATTGGAGATATTTGACGCGACGGCTTTGTTTCTAGCGTTGATATCTTGCTCTGGATGCAGGTGTTTCCATGCGTCCGGACGAATATCAAGCTCGTAGTAGGACCACGGATCAGCGGCATACCCTGGCGCGTCGATTTTCCCCACGGATATAGCCGTCTCAATCGCCCAACGCCAGATCCCGAAAGCAACCTGGAACCCGGATAAATTAGTCTGATCAAAAGCAATGCCGCGTCGATATTCATTAAGAATGGCACGGACCAAACGGTCATTAAGATTTGACCAGTCACCTGTCATCACTGGATAAGGGATGTCCAGGCCCGCCGACATCATTATCGATTGCCAGCGAACATAGTCGGCATAACCTTGACCAGTATCATCACCATTGAAAAGATTAAGCTTTTCACCTGGGACACCACGCAAAATAGTACCCGCGTTAACGGACTCGCTGGTGCTTGCGGGCTCTGTATCTGGAAAAAGCGATTTACCTGTCGCCGGGTCAAATTCCCAGTCATCTTCGCCGGCTTGTTCTCGGTATAAAAAGCCCGTAAATGCCGAGCGTTGACGTTTTCTGACTAACTCTGAATCGTCATATTCATGGAATGTACGATCTTTAAGTAATGCCGCGGCCGTTTCTGGCTCAGCGCGAACCTGACCAGGGCGTGTCGGCATGTAATGATGAATAACATCACGTGCGGGCACTCGCTCTAGTTGATTAAGGCTGACAGAGTCTAACCCGTCATCCGGGTGCGCTTTATAAAACCAATAAGCAACTTTAACCTTGCCATAAAATTCAATGCCTTGAATAATGCGACGGCGAGCGCTCAGGCGTTTATTTAAGTCAATCGGACATAAATCAGACTCAACAAGCTCAACTTGCAACGGCAACTCAAGACCAGAGGCTAAACGACGACGTAACCGGCGAATAAACACTTCGCCAGACATACGACGCGATAACACTGCAAGTTTTATAATGCCGCCGAAATTCAAATCCCCCCAAGGATCAAGCTGCTGCGATATGATTTTCCAAAGCGGATTAAGTTTTGCTTTAAAGTCATCATGCTTACTTGTTGAGATCAGGGTAAACCCTTTGCCGACCTCATTCGTCGTATTTTTATTGATACCCGAGCGCATCAACAAGCTATTGCGATAACCGGCTCTTGTTCGGTTTCTTAGCGATTTACCCGCATGCGCCAGCGCGCGATTAGGCCCTGTTGATGGGGCATGCCAACCTTGAGATCGGCTACCTCTGGTTGCACCTTCATAAGAAGTTGCGCGCCGTAATGGCTGACCATCTGTTCCTACTATTGCAACCATCAAATCCCCCTGTTAACCGTTGGCGATAACCCACCAAGCGGATTAGTGCGTCGACCGTTTTGTTTTGCCAGGACGCTTGAAACGTGGCGTCTGGCTTGCTTCAATTCAGGGATTGAACGGTAAGTCACCTCGCGGCCATTTATTTTGACGATGAGCTCGCCACTTGCTATGGCTTCGTCGAGCGCGTCAAGATCATCTGTAGATAACGCCATGTATCACCTTTAAAAACTAGAACGACGGCGACGTCTTGTTGGCTGTGGGGCCACTTCACCATCGCCAGTGATAAGCTCTGCGCTTTGCTCGATTGGCACCGCCCAAAGAGGTGGGTTTTCCCAATCAATACGCTCAGCTTTCTTGTGTAAAATACACGCCCAGTTGTAAACGAATAAATCAAACGTTTCATTGCGCGTTGATATTTTTTTCCACTTGCCCGCGGCGTCCCTTTCCTCAGCCGCCAGCTCATCAAAAAATGACTCTGGCAACCAATCAGGTAAGCGAACATAACGGCGACCAGGTTCGTCGCGCCGCAAGGCGTTGTCGACCGTGTCTTTGATCCGGTTGGTATTGAGCAAATAGACAGGAATATCACCTGAGACATTAACTTTTCTGTCTTTGCGTTTGGTATTATCCGGAAAGCTTTTATAAACAGGCTGCCCCGTACCGCGACCTTTGACCAACATAAAGCGGCGCGTTAACCCTTTCGTTTTCAGGTAGCGATAAAAATCGTAAGCATTGTCTGTCACCCCATCTTCACCGCCTGAGTCACAAGCGGTTAATAAGATAGGCATGCGACGACCCGTTTCGTCATCGAGTGCATACGTTTTGTTTATCACGCGATCGATGAGCAGTTTCCAATCTTCCAGGTACGTCGCCGGGTTTACTCGGACAAACTTGTCAGGATTGTCAGGATCAACACGCTTTGATTTTTCAATTTTAAAGCGGTCAATGACCTGGCTCTCAAGTTCAGGCCCCCAGGCCAACACCATGACATCAAAACGGGCGGTTTTCTTACCCGCTTGAACATCGATCGCGGCCGTTAAAAAGCGCGCCCATTCAGGCACAACACGAACCCCTAAGTCAGTTCGCCTTGCCATTAACTCATCCGTGCCTCGGTCATTTTTCCGTGGGGGCGTAAACGCCTTGCCCTGGTCCGTGTTTATCGTTGTCTGTAAGTCGTAGGTGTCGCCGGTTTTTTCATATTCAGCCATCGCCGCCAAATACTTATAAACCAATTCATTCCAGGTCTGAAACGCCGCTGTCGGTCCTTTTTGCCAAAAACTGGCGATCCGGGTATCTCGGCGCTGACCATGAATGACGCCATTTTGATCGGCGTGACATCCTTCTGGCAGCCATAAACCACCGCGGTTAAGTTCAAGCTTTAGCGCGCGGCCGCTTGGCATAATCGAATACTCAGACATTGGGACCGCACAATGCGGACAAACCAACATCACCTCTTTAGAGGCTTTCGCGGGATCCGCGATATTGTTATCCCATACCAGCAAGTTAAAATCTGGCTCAAACCACTCGCCACATTCCGGGCATTGCCAATGAAACAATCGGCGATCGCCCTGATTATATAAGGCTAAAATGCCGTGTGTCGGTGGCGCTTCATGCGGCGATGATACGCGGTAATTTGGGTCAATTATTTCAAAGCCTGGTGAGCTTTCAGCTAACACCATGCCTGATGACATAAATGTTTGCGTTCGTTTCCCCGCCAGGAAGAATCCAGAGCCTTCGCCATCGATATTAAGCGGCATCCGGTCATAGTCGGTTAACGCCACATATTTCCAGTCACTTGAGGCGAAAATATTTTTAGACGGCCAACCGATCTTTAAAAAGTTACCGGCTTTAAAAACTTTGTCGTGAACGTTGTTATCATGCGCCCTGGGCGACATACACTGTCGGATATCCGGGCTAGCATTAAACGCGCGGCCTAATCGCTTTTTAGAAAATTCCGCGGCCTTTTCCTGGCTAATTTGCACCAACAGAAAATCCGCTGGGTTATTAACAACGGTGTCACACACCCAACCATCAATCAGACTGAGTGTTTTTGATGTTCGCGCCGGTCCGGCAAAGATTACCGCGTTATAAAGGCGCGATTTTAAGCAATCCATCGGCTCATGGACATAAGGAACTAGATCCCCATCCCAAGGCACCATCGCACCATTTTGCTCGGCGTAAAGTAAACGCCTGGCACTTTGCGAAACCGGCTCACGATTTGGCGGTCTGATTAGGCTAGCAACTTCCCGACGTGTCTTGTCTGGACGTGCATACCTATTCAACATCGCTCGTGTCGACCTCTAATATTTTGGTATGCAACTCAGCTCTAAACTGATCGCATACTTTTTCTAACGTATCAAGTTGCGCCGGAGTAAATAAGCGTAGACGCTCCATTTTATCTGGCATCGATTCAAAATAACTCACAACCGCTTTTAAGGTTTCCGCCAGATCCAGACGATAATTACTGTCCTTGATGAGCTGGCCGATTTCTTCCTCAAACTTCAAGCGCTCACGCTCAGACTGAAAGTAATCCTTTCTATCTTTTGGTGGCATCTTGCTGGGATCGTGAATGTTTTCGTCATCTTTGGTGATCAAGTCTTGCGAGAATAGCGCGGGACCAACATCAGCCAACGCGTAAACATCGACACCTGACTTTTTCGTGACCGGGCGAACTCTTGACTCTTTGAGGCGCTTTCTCACCGTGTCACGATGCAAGCTAAACGCGTCAGCAATGCGGGTAATATTCCACGCGTACGCCTCATTAAATTGAGATACGATTGCCATTAATCACCTTGACGTTACATACAAAAAACAACCCGGTGCGTGAAGGCTTTTTTACTTAGTGAGAATGGGTCCTCATTGCACCGAGTCGTTATTTTTGGGCTTGACGTACTGTTGCCGCCAAGTTCGGATCTTGTCTATGCGTTTGTTGCAGCTTTCGATGACGCTGATCAACGCTTCGTTATCTGCCGCAAGGTCGGCCCAGGTGGAGCCATAAAACGGCGGGATCGGGCACTCGACCATATACGCCTTTGGTGGATAACGATAGACGATTTCTGTTTTAACCGGCTGAGGCGGTGGCTCTAGCAGCGCGCATCCTGATAAGCTTATCAGGCAAAGGCTGAGCGCCGCAGTCAGTATTAATTGCAGTTTCATAAATCACCTTTTGCCGTTGCATCGACTTTGTTTTTGACTGTTCAAGTGAGCGAACCAGATCGGCAATTTTGCCTTGTTCATCTTCATAACTGACCCGCAGCGTTTGAAGCTGACGTCGTTCACTGGCTAGATCAGCGATAAGTTGCTCGTTGCTTTGCTGCAGCTGACCTACACGTTTAACCGCCAGGTCTTTTGCTGTGGTTAGCGTATTAACACGCCATAGTAATAATAAAATAGCGGTGATAACGGCTGCCGCCACAATCACGCGTAAACGATTTACCACCATAAGGCACCTTTGAAGCGTTGCTCATACCAATGATGGATCTTTTCGACATAATCAATGGTTTCTTTGGAGTGATGCTTGGTTATTTGCGGTAAACAAGCAATGATTTGCTGATATTCCATCAAGCCATGACACAATTTTTGTGCTTTGTATAAATTGCGTCGCCCGGCATTGTAACCGGCGGCGGCCAAGTCATAACGGCTGCCATAACTTCGCCCGGAGATTTGCCAGCCGTTAAGCTGCATCCCCATATAAGCGGCGGATGCTTGAATGTTATAAGCCGCGTTACGAACCGAGACACCCGCCGGGATGATTTTTCGCTGTTGGAGCTCTCGCCAGGTGCCTGGCATAATTTGGCCAACACCCTCGGCCCCAACGGGGCTAACCGCATCCGGTTTTAATCTCGATTCTTGAAACAGTTGCGCCCAACCCAACCCCCAATGATAGGTCGGTACATAACGACGCCAGGCCGCTTTGATTTTGCTGTCGTACCGATCAGCCGACGCCAAGCATTCGACCGGCAAGGTGACAAGCACCAAGCACCCAAGCACCAAAAAAGATGGCAAGCGCGATAGGCTGTTGTTTGATTTTCGGTAAAATGTTTTCACTAAATTTAACCCCTAAGAGGCGATCTCGAAGGCGTAACGCCGCAAAAACCGCCATGATGGCAAGTACCAAATAAAATAGATTAAACGCTATCGCCCACATTGTTCTTTCTCCGTTGCTTTCGCTGATCAAAGTAAATCCACACATCAAAGACAAAGCGAGAAATAACGACCGCCGCGCCGATAATGGTTAATAATGATCCAAGGCTGACGCCAGGAAAAACGCTCCAAGTCAAAATATCAGAAACACCCGACTCGCTAATTTTTTGCGCGGTTTCTGATTTCACACTCGATACAGAAACACCGGTGCCGCCAACGTAGGCAATAAGCCGGCTTTTTAACTCAGATATGATTTTCATAGGCATAAAAAAGCCCGGAGAATGGTTCCGGGCAAATAAAACTCTTTTCGCTTATTGTTATTTTGAACGCAGTAACACCACGTTGATGGATAAGTTACACGAATCGGTCACGTCTTGTCAACTTTTCGTGGTCAAGTTGTCGTTTTGTGGTGTTCTCATTTGTTTTTACTCGTCCCCACCTGCTGCTTTTCCCATGTGTTTACTGTGACAGGTCACGCTAATGGCGCGCGGTGGCCAACATAGACATTGTTGTCTATGCCTGCAGCGAAAGACTTACCCCATAAACGCCTTAACGCTTAACACGTCTTGAGGCGCACGACCCGTGATGATTAAAAACTTGCGCCAAATATCATAGGGCACCTTTCTAACCCCTTGCTTAAAATCCCTGATTCGTCGATCGGAGCTGATCTCAAGTAGCGCGGCCAGCTTTTTATCGGTGTCGTATTCAGGAAAATGTGACTGAAAATGCCGAAAATACGCCCCCACAATATCCGGGTGCGGCGCCTCCCACCCTTCACTTTTTCTCAGCAAATGAAACACTAAATAATCGGATTCGTCGATCTCAGTTTGACCAGGTAACACCTGGGCGTTTAAATTTTCCTCTAATGTATTAATCGCTACCTTTGTGCTTTGCTCATAAATCAAGCGCTGTTGCTCAGTAATTCCAGGCAATGTAATTTCCATGTTATGACCTCTTTTTTGTCCGGGGTATTAAGGGGCTTTCGCCCCTTCCTTACCGCGGTGACAATCGGATATTCCGAACGTCTGAAACCTTGATGTTAACCAGGCTCAACGTGCCGTTGGCGATTGGCTCCCAGGTTTTGGCTTGATGTGTCGCCATAAACCAGTAGTAGAGATAATCCGGAAGTAATAGGTCAGTGCGATTGACTTTTATTCCGATGTGTTCCGGGTTGTATTCCCTCGACACGCTGCCAACAGTTTTTAAAGAGCCTCGGCGTACAATCCAAAAGTCTGCTTGTTCCAAGCCGGTTTTGATTGTTGCTACATCAGTTAGTCTCATTTCGTTCTCCGGGTGGCATCAACCTAGCCCCTTCAAAACGAATGGCTTTCTGTGTGCCACCGTCTGATTGATATATTAGGCGCAATGCGCCTAATAGTAAAGTATTATTTTCGTTATTTCGTTAAATAGTTATTTAAAGAAATAAAGGGGATTTTGCGGCAGGAAAGTATGACGTGGCGATACGGCTTTAAAATCAAAATATTTGTGACATGTCACAGATACAACTGACGATACTCAAGGGTATGCCAGCAATCGGATTGCCCCTTAAAGGAGCCATTACAACCGCCAGGTAATTCAAGCTTGCACGATGGACACTTACCCAAGGCTTTAAGCTGCGCTTGCAAATTTTCATGATTACGCCTGATCAACGTGGCGATAAACTCATCGGCATCATAAGGACCGCGAACACCGCCACGAACCTGGCAAAGCTCGGTCAATTTATCACGATCTGACTGTGACAACGTGACCTCAACTTTTTTAACGCCCATCGCCTTTTTTTTATCTCGCTCTTTTTTCTTGCGTAGATTTTGCGACTTTTTTTTCTCATCTGTTGTCATACATTCACCGAATAACCATAATTGTGCGCGGCATCGATAAGCGCCTCGCGTGGACCAAATTCTTCAATGTTGTAAAGCACATCACTGAGCGACATCCAGACCTGGTTAACCTCACCATTTGAAAATGTCACCTCGACCAACGTGGCCGGCTGCCCCTTGAGGTAACGACGCGCATTAAAACGGATGAAGGAAAACTGAGTGTCTACACTCTTTTGTTGCTGTGTAAGCTGATCATACAAATTGTTAAACATCGTCCCACACCCCGTCAGTTAGCAAGTGAAACTGATGTAAAAAGTATTGCTCCGCCTGAGCGGGACTTTGCGGCATGATCAAAGAAGGCACCGGCTCAATACCATCTAACATCGGCCAACTTTCAGGGAGCGCGGGCATCAAGTCACGCTTTTCCGTGGCCAGCATCATCAAATCAACGTGTTTGACTTCGGGTGGCAGCTCTCGCGGGACGCCAAACTTATCGGCGATAATTTGCCAGATGTTATTCTCAATCACTTTAAAATCAGGCAACATCGCTTTTAATGGCGACACGAGATCGCCGACATACGCCTCGGTTGCATCATGGAGCAAGGCAGCAAGTCGATATTCAGGGCTGACAAATCGAGCAACTAATGCACTGTGCTGCGCCACGGAATAAAACTCGCGACAATGGCCGTTAAAACGGCACTGCTTTGACAGCGCGTGAGCAATGTCTTTAATACAAATTTGCTCAGGCTTTGGATCCACTATATCGAATTTTTTGCCACTATACGTTAAACACCAGGTCATGCGGTTGACTCCTTACTCTTTTAGTATCAGGTTGTTGCCATCAATCCAGGTGATCGGGAACGCATCCGGATCTGATTTCTGGCAAATATGTAACACCAAATCACACTCAGCGCTTTCGCGATGTTCAAACCTGGCATACACCTGTTCGATATCGCTTTGCGTTGCCGGCAGAAAATGCTCACGAGCCAGGGCGCGATCAAAAGCGTCATGAATAGCTTTAGGATCACTATGGCCATAAGACCAAAGCCCCCAAGGCGCGCCATCGGCGTGAAAATATAAGTTTGAATATGCCGGGTTAAACTGATAACGGTGATACGCATCTTTAACGCGCACCAATGCGCCAAGGGCGAGGGCGTCATCGCCAAAATGACACGCTCGGTTATACCCCCACCTTAACGCACGTTGCATCCGAGCATATCCGAAGGATTGGTCGTCACAGACGAACGCCGCCAACATCCCCAGCGCAATATGTAAATTGTTTTGATTCCCTGACATGACTATCTCCCTAATTTAGTTTGACTTGTTGAAAATAACGCCGGTCCGACTTTTGCCATGTCGTATAACGGCGGATGTTCTTGCTCATTAATAGGCAGCACATTTGCCTTTTTTAATTTGCCCCTAACCGTTGGCCGGGACATTTCAAACATGAGCGCAATTTGCGAAATATTTAAAAATCTAATCGACGATCCGTGACTCATTTAACCCTCATTTCGGCACCTTCTAGCCCAAGTAATACGCGGAATTTTCCAGCTAACTGGAAAGTCTGCTGACGACGCCATGCAAATCCGAAAAATTGTCAAACCCCGCGGGCTTGCGACCCGTGGTAAGTAATTTTAACGCCAGGGTCCCCGGATATTATGGCGCGCGCTCTCGCTATCAAATCATTTAACTCATTGATTGAATTAGATAATTCTCTGCTAGCAATCAACGGTGTTTTAATAAATACGCCTTCATTTTTATGCTGCTTTTCCTCTGATTTTTTGCCAGTCGATTCCATTTGCATTACTCCTAAAATATATAAGTCTTTGTTTTGCCTCTACGCAGCTAAGGCGTTGGGCTCTCGTTGTTTTGATTTCAAAAAGGATCTTGGCATCGGATCGCTGTGGAATTCTTCAAAACCAATACTGTCTAAATACTGGTGATAATCCATGATGGCATCACGATAAGGCCCTTGTTTTAACTTACTAAAATACGGTTTATCTACGTCTTTGATCGCATGGTTTAAGAACTGCTTACGCACCATGTAATCCACCCCCATTTGACCGAGTTTAAGGTTTGCCACTTTTCTAAAATCATGTGCGCTAAACTCGCCTTGACTGAATATTGCGATCATCCTGGTGGCCGTTGATGGACAACAAGGTTTGTTTGACTTGCGACCAGGAAATAAAAAGTCGCCCTGATACCCCATCATGCGCTGATAACGACGATAGGCTTTAAGCAAAGCAATCACTTGAGGGGTTAAATAAATTTGATTGTTTTCTTTTGTTTTGGTGGTGGTTGATGGCAGCTCCATCGCGCACTCATCAAACTGGATATAAGACCATCGAGTCGTCCTTGTCTCCCCAATACGATTAGCGTGACATAACATCATCAACACTAGGACTTGTGTGGTTACCGGTTGATAGTTCAAACGCTCCAACATGGTTGGCAACTCGTGTGGCTGCAACTGACTTGGCTTTTCATCAATGGTGACTTTGATTAATTTACTAAAAATCACGTCATCAAGCGGTGAGACTGTTATTTTTTTTGAGCTGACCGCTTGCGTAAAGGCTGCTTTTAAAACAAAGAACGCAAGCCTTACTGTTGATATTGCGTGTGTTTCTTGCAAGGGCATAATGAATAAATCATCCAACACATTAGCGATGTTCTTCGTCTCAACATGGCCAAGCATCGGCAACAAATGACACTTGTTTGTTGATTTTATCGTGGCTTTACGACGTGCTGACATCGCCTCATCTTTTAACTTAAACGAACGTTGCTCAAACCAGTTAAGGACACCACCTACGGTATCAAAGTTATGTGTTTCTATGTTTTTCGGGGTTTCAATAGCCGCTTGCGCTATCCAGGCTTTATAATTAGCTTTAACGGTTTTCCAGTCCATATCGGGCCAGTTACCGACTTTACGCCAAGGGTTTTTCCCTTTTCTGTAAATGAGCAAATGCCAGTATGCTTTTGTGCGGTCAGCGCTGAATCGTAAACGCAAGGGGTAAGCCGGATCACGTAGCTGTGTCACGTCTGCATACTCGGTTTGATAGCGCGTGATTAACGCATCTGAGAATTTAACATTTGCTGGTTTAAATGGGATATTGGCCACTTAATGCACACCTTATTCAGTTTTTCTGTGGATAACTAACACTGAGGCGAACGCGCAAAGAACAGCGCAAAAGACACCACCAAAAGCGAGCCTGTCACAACCCAATCGAAATGGAGCAGGCTGGCCAATAACGCAAGCAGTAGCAATAACGACAAAGGGCCATACAAGGCGGCATAATTGATATCTCGCTGCGGCACGTTAAATAGGCCCTTATACATAAACAAAAAGACAATCAACGCGGTGCCAACTAATGCCACTAACAAAAACCACCCCAGCAGAAAGAACTCTGCAAATGACTCACCCAACCAAAGCGAAGCAATGATTGTGACCAATAAAATATGAAACCTTTCCATCCTGTTACCTTTCGTTATTTCGTTAATTAATGATTTAACGCTATATTTCTAGCATCTTCTCAAGCGCTTGGCGCTCTTTGATTTCTTCGATTCGACGCCTCGTTTCTACCGCTTTACTATCAGGCTTTAGAGGGCGCTTACTTGTCTTTGTGACGAATCGTTGTTGGAATGGGTGGAGCTGATGGTTACACATCGTGTTTCTTCCTTCTCACGTTGGTTAAATGCGCCACAATATGACGCGTACATAAATCTAAGCGGCGGCGATAGGTGCGAACGCTGATCCCTATTGCGTGTGCCTTTTTTAATTGGGTTTGCTCTGGATCAAAGCCTTTTTTCCTGATAGCGCCATGCTCTAAGCGAAACAAATGCACGGCGTCGCTGTGCTTATCATTGATTTGCATTAACGCCGTTTCGATTTGCGCCTCGATGCAATCAGGCGAAGGACCACGTCCACCACCAGAGCCGAAACTCATAAACCCTTTACTTTCTATCATCTTGGCCATGATGGATGAGCTACCAGGGAGTAACCCCCCTTGATGCACCCAACGCGCCCAACTGTCGAACAACTCTTTTAAATGCGCTTGACTCATGCCGACCTTTTGTATTTATTCCGTTGCTTTATCCAGCTATCAGGTAACTCGCGCTTACCTCTTGTCGCTAATGGCCTAGTCGTTTGGCGCTTCATATCTCGGTAATGGTTAAGCCAGTGACGCATTATTTCTTGTTTTTGCTTTGGCATTTCAGCTAATAGCCGGTCAACTTTGTGCCGGCTGATCTTGTTTCTTGCTAACTGGTTAACCCAAAGGCTTGCTTGACGTTTACACTGTTCGGTGAATGCCAGGTCCTTATTAACCGGATCAGACAAGTTACTGGTCACGACCCGCCCACGCGTTAAATTGATTTAACAAATCGACATACATTTGGCCGGCTTTGCTGTTGGTGTTGAACTCGCGACGACTGGCAACACCACAGTGGACACGCACCACGCGCGCCGCCTCAGCAGCGTCCGACACGGGATAACCCACCATTAACGATAAAAAGTCCTGAAAACGGCCTTTTCGACATAAAATTGCTGAGCCTTTGGTTAAATCCATGACTAACCCTCCACCGCGTTACGACGCTTGATCTCGATCTCGCTTAACAATTCAGTCGGATCGAGTACGATGTCAGGCATTGGCTTGTCATAATCGACAGGTGCGACGTGATAGTCAGAAAACTCTAGGCGCTCACTATGGAAAACCGGATCAAGTGGTCCACGCACGTGACAGAAAATACCACCATGCTCTCGCCAGAACTTAACAGAGCGCGCCTCACTGATACCGGTCACTATTGTGACCCGATCATCATTTTTTGAGCGATTTTTATACAGGTGTGTTTGAATATCATCGAGCTTTGTCGGATCTTGAATACCTGCAAGCGATAGTTTTTCGATTCTGCCAGGGCGCGCCGCCATCATTTCGGCGACAACCTTTTCATAATCTGATGGCAAGCCACCCATTAACACTAGAATTGTCATTATTATTATTGCTCCTTACTGGCCAAATACTCACGCCTGTATGCGTCCATATCTATTTGCCCACCACTTACCTGGTTGATCAGCTCTAACTGCTTTGGTCTTGGGAATCGCTCTAAGTGATACCATGCCCAAACCGTCGCTTGCGGCTTTTCCATCAATCTGGATGCTGCGCTGATCCCGCCAACATCATCAACCCACGTACAAAATGTCACTTTTAGGGATAACCTCGTCTTTTTGTGGTAATAGTAACCACATTTCGTGGTATTAACAACTTTCTTATCGTGTTATTTATTACAAAATGTGGTATTTTATATAGTTATGTGAAAAACTATTGCGTAGGTTGGTATGAGCTTGCGCCTACAAGCAATAATTGTATAGGTATAAAAATGGATGAACGTTATAAAGAGTTAATAGCGAATCGACTTAAAAGCCTTAGACAATCTAAGGGATGGAGAGCCGAAGATGTAGCAAGAAGGTTGAATGTTACACGCTCTCGCTATCTAAACTGGGAGTGTGCGGCCAGGACGCCGAAGCTTGATATGTTCCCAAAAATAGCCAAGATATTTAATGTGTCTGCCTCGTACGTAGCTGGATTTACTCAGCAATTTGACGAGCAAGAGAACAATTTAAAATACATAACAGCGAATCAACCAAAGCTAGACAGCAAAAACTTAAGCCTTATCAGTGATAAGGTGGCCTTCTTATCCTCGGTACTAACTGAAAACGGTTTGACATCTGAAAATATTCTTTTGTTAACGGTTAAGGATAACAGCATGGCCCCGGATTTATCAAAAGGTGATGAGGTGTTGATTAACTTGTCTAGTACATTGGTTACTCAACCAGATATTTATGCCTTACGCGATTCAAGTAACAATGTTTGGTTGCGATGGATCAGGCCTGAACTTGGTGGTGGGTATACGCTCTATGCTAATGATAAAAACCATTCTAACGATCAACAACTAACAACTGAACAATTCAAAGAACTAGATATAATCGGACGTTTCTGCTGGTCTGGTCGTTGGCGAAAACCTGAATAAATAAAAAAGCATGGCCTAGTCATGCTTTTTTATGCGAAAAAATACCACTAAAAGGGATTTTTAACACGTAAAGAAACGGATTTGTACCACAAAAAGGCTAAATAACAACATGGCACAAAACAGCATAAAAACCAACCAGCAAGACAAACTCAGTGACATCGTTCGCTTGCTGAACAAATCCAAACATAAAGCCGTCGCTATCGATGCGCTAACTCAGCTTATAGCTGATGATGAACAACTAGAAGAAGGTACACAGCAACATGTTGATGCCGCCCTGCAGCTATCCCAGGAGCATCGAACAGAGCTTAATAATATTCACGCATTACTTAACGACTTTTTTATCCAGGAGCAAGGAAACTAATGGCAAGTCATCAACAACGGTCAAAAACAGACACAGAGTTTCGGGATCATACATCAACCCCGCTATGGCTTTATGCTGCCAATGATAGCGAATTCAATTTTAGTCTTGATTTAGCCGCAACTGAATTATCCGCCAAACATAAGAATTTTTTCACGAAAGAAATTAACGCCTTGGAGCAAGACTGGTTGAAAAGCGCGGGCAAGGTAAAAGCCGGTTGGCTCAATCCGCCTTACTCAAACATTTTGCCCTGGATAGAAAAAGCCGAGCAAGAGCAGCGACGAGGCTTTACCACCTGTTTCTTAGTGTTTATGGATTCAAGTTGCGAATGGTGGCCATCGAACAAGTCTTGCATTATCCGGGAGATAACCGGTTATTACTTTGATTACACCTATAAGTCAGGAAAAAAAGAAGGACAAACAGTCAAAGAATGGGCCAGTGGGCGCATTGAGTTTGTAAACGCAGCCACCGGTGAATTGATGAAAGACCCGCTAAATAAACCTTGCTGCATAATAATCTTTCCAGGCTTTTATAGTGGCCCCGCTTTGCGTGAATCCGTCTCAAAACTTGAGCTCATCGAACGAGGCAATGCTCACCTTTCAATATTAAAGAATTAACGAAATAAGGAAATAAAGAAGTGACGACGCAGACCACCGAAAACGAGGCAGACATCGCTCTTGAGGCGCTGGAAGATTTTATTCGCAAGTTTAATGTCATGATTCAACAGTCAGATGAGCAAGCAGAACTAATCAATGACCAAGCTGAGCAAATAAGACAGTTAGAGCTAAAAAACAATGAACTCATCCTGGCAAAGAATGAAGCAGAAGGATATAAGCGCCAGGTTAAATCACAAGCTGAACAAATTGAGACAATGGAAAGCTTACTGTTAGCTGCAGAGAAAAACGCTAAGGTCCATGCAGAAAACTCAAAACAGCACAAGTCAGTGGTTCGTGAGCTTCAAATGGCCAGAACTAAAAACCAAGAATTAAGCAAGCAGCTTAGCACTCTTAAAGGTGGTGATAACCCTAAAAAGCTAAGAGAACAAATCAAGCGCATTAAAGAAAAGTCTGAAACAAAAGACAAGCGCATTACTCGGCTTGAAACTGAAAATAAACAATACCGCCACGAAGCCAGCCAGCACAAACAACGCTATGACGAAGCACTCGCCAAAATTAAATCGCTGAATATGGAAAAATCGAACATCGATTTTACAGGTATATACCACAACGGTGATCACCATTTAATTTTATGGCCACAAGTTAACACTATCAGAGGTGAAGATGGCAGCGAATATCAATGTCGTTCTTTGCTTTGGATGCACCAGTCAGGCACAGGAAAGCTTATCACCTTCGATAAAAGCAACATGGCGTCAATGTTATGTAAACCGCCTAAAGGCGGTGCCAAGATGCCAGCAGCCGTTCGACAGTTTGCGGATGACTGGCTGTTTAACGTCAATGTTACTCAAAACGGTGTTGTCACCCCTGACGACCTACAACAAACCAACTTAAATTAATGGGATTTTACTATGCAAAATAAACTTATTGACTTAAATAATCACTTGTTTGCTCAGCTAGAGCGTCTTGGCGATGAGGAATTAAATGGCGACAAACTAAAGCAAGAAATTCAACGCAGCAACGCAGTTACCAGCGTCGCAAGAGAAGTTATCAGCAACGCTTCTTTAGTGCTTGACGCAGAGAAGTATCGAACAGGCTATAACGGCCAGAAACAATCTGAGCTGCCTGGCATGCTTGAATCTAAATAGGTTTTACACGAACGCTTAAAAATTAACGTAACGCATAAGAACAACCTTTATAGAAGAATAAGACCGCTTTAGATGGATTTTGTTTTATAGAGTACTTCAACGGAGAATTTGAAAATGTTAGATACAAGTGTTTTTAGATACGAATATTTGGAAGATGAAGGGTTAGTGTCAATTTTTGCTAATGATGAATTTGTCACTCAGCTAGCAGATGAAAACGGCGATCCTGAAAGCGTTTTTGCTTGGTTTGTTAACACTTATTCAAAAACTAATCTGGCTCTTAATTATGCTGGTGTAGTTGCTTGGCGAGAGCCAACGGATATCCCCGTAGTAGAGCGCGATACCACTAAGCAGTTTTGGATTGCTGTTGAAGTGGCTAGGCACAAAACCTGTAGAACTGACCCTGACCCAAAGGTACATGTTCGACTAGCCACTTATGCAAACAAACCTGTTGATCTCGATGAAGATGGCGAGCCAGTTGATTGCGACCCATTAGTTAATGTTGACGGTGAGTTCGTTGAAATGATTGGTTGGGTAGATGATGTGCAACACGATGATTTTGAAAGTTACAACATCCCTATCACTTTTAACGAGTCGTACAGATTAATGGGCTGGGCTGAATATATCCCTCCTAGTTTTACACAAGAGTAGAGGTAACTACAGTGAGCAAATTAATTCACATTGATGATATGGATCAGATTCAATCTGACCACGACACTTTTTCAGCTCAAGCAAATTTAAATGATGAAGCAGCAGAACTTCAAGATAAAGCTTATAAGCTTGGCTTGGTTCGAGGCATTAAATTGATGGAATCATGGTTAAGAGAAAACGCTGACAACGCAAAAGAAAACGGCTTTAACGACCATCATGATGGCATAGTCGATTTGTTAGACGAGCATTTACCAGAATTCCTAGAATCAGTTACACCAAAGTAGACGGAGAAATAAAATGTCAGATACACCAATTAGAGAAATGGGCTTAGCTGAAATGTTAGCTACTTTACCACAAGGTCACAAAGCAAGAACTGAGTTTGGGGAGCTAACCGCAAGGCTATCAAAAGAAAAGGACAAAGTATTAGCGCTAGAACAACAATCAGATTTAACTTTTGGTGAAAATGCGACCTTTCAAATTCAAGGCGGTCAGCTGGTTATTGCTATTGGTTTTGAGGGTTTAAAGCGCTCAATCGAACTTGATACTGATTTAATAGTTACTGATAACGTCAATGCGGTAATGGCAATAAAAGGCGTTATTTCTCATGAAGAAGAAAATGGCAGAACACCATTTCATCAAATGCTGGCAAGTGCGGCATATCAGGCGTATGAAGACGGTGAAATTGGTTTTGAAGAATTTGAAGAATAAGTTGAGGGAATTATGAATCCAGTCAAACAAAATAATCAAAAGCAAGAAGTCGAAAGGCCTGTAACGGGGTACAAATGCACTATTGATGGAAAGCATTGGACATATAGTAAGCAAAAGAAGTGCCGCTACTGCTTACCAGTTACACAGAAGTAGGCGCTTATGAGTATTGTCAGAGACAACCTAATGACTAGACCCCATTACTCACCTTATTGCGGTGACGTCAAATGTAGTCGCGGAATTCCTAGAACGAAATTTAACGGCAAACAATTTGAATGTGGATGTGGTTGGGTATCTGGATTTGATGATGAATTCATTGCCAAGTATCTAGAGTACCGAAAAACTTTTACGGATAAGTAGGTAGAGTTTTATCAGCTAAAGGTATGAGACTCAGAATATTAGTAGATGGTGTTAGAGAACTGCACCATCCAACTTGGCAAATTACATTTATGTAGGCTGATATGGAAAAACCTCATATTTATAAAAATGGTCGTTACTGGATTGTCGATGAAAGCGGGTTGCTTTTCAAAAAGCAAGGCTCATCAATTTGTTGCGGCGTTTTAACACGAGGTTTCACCGCAAGGGCAGCTTGGTTGAGATACACCAGGTCAATCAGAGAAAGAAACAACACACAAAAGTAGAGGTTATAAACGTGAGTAAGCCGCGATTCGTTTATCTAGAACAACATTGTCAGTTTTTATCTAAGGCTTATAAATCAATGAGCCTTGAAGACACCACCAAAGCGTTTAACGAAAAATTCGGATTGAACAAAACATCGATACAAATAAAAAGCGCCCTTAAATCGCGTGGGATAAAGAGTGGACGACGCCCTGGCGATTTGAGGCGTGGCGAGTCAAAATTGTTCTCCCCTGCAGAAATCGCCTGGATAAAAAGCAACTACCCCTCGTTTAGCCGAAAGACCCTTACTATAGAGTTTAACGAGCATTTTAACCGAGAAATCAAAGAGACTCAGATGATTGCTTTCCTTAAAAACAACAAAATAAAGTCAGGTCGTACGGGCCACTTTGTAAAAGGTCAAGAATCTTGGAACGCGGGCACCAAAGGGCTAATAAAACCAAACTCTGGCAGCTTTAAAAAAGGAGATAAACCACACAACTGGCAGCCCGTTGGCAGTGAAAGAATAAACAGTGACGGTTATCACGACGTAAAAATCGCCGAGCCAAATGTTTGGAAAGCAAAACACGTGATTTTATGGGAAGAACATAACGGGCCAGTACCACCAGATCACAATGTTCGTTTTATTGATAATGACCGAAACAATGTCACATTAGAAAACCTTGTCCTGGCAAGCAAAATAGAACACCTTTACATGACGAAAAACAAATTATCACAACACCCGGAAGAATTAAGAGAAAGCGTTGTTTTAGTTTCTCGCATCCAGGCAAAAACGACCAAACTGTCAAAAGATTAAAACCAGTACTCCATAGACACCTTTAACTATGCTCGAGCAAAAATCCTAAATAAAACTTTCGTTATTTATATATTTCGTTAATTAACGCTTTACTTAAAAAAAGCTATCTACTACTATTCTTTATAGATTTAACGAAATCTTTAAATGTATAAATAAAGAAGGTTAACCAATGGGATATAAAATTTGTGTAGTAGGACAAAAAGGTGGGCCAGGCAAAAGCAACATTGCCAGAGCTATCGCTACTTGTTACGCGGCCGCTGATTGGAATGTAAAAATCGGCGATCAGGACATAAACCAGTCAACATCGTTTGAATGGCTGCAGAGACGTTTGCAAAATGGTATTGAGCCAGTTGTTGCCGTTGAAGCATTTGGCACAGCCGCACAAGCGATCAAGCAATCAGATAATTACGACTTATTTATCTTTGATGGTGCGCCAACCGCTAGTCGAGACACGAAAGACATAGCCAAGGTGTGCGACTTGATCATCATTCCGACCGGCTTAGGCGTAGACGATTTAAAACCATCCGTTGTTATCGCGCATAACCTAGCAAAAGCAGGCATCGACAAAAAACGTATTTGCTTTGTCTTCAATAAAGCTACGGGTAGCGAATCAGAATACCAAGAGGCAAGACAATACTTACTTGATACCCCTTACTTTTTAATTGATGGGCGCATTGAATTTAAACCTTGCTATCGTCAAGCACTCGATGCGGGGCAATCAATTATAGAAACCAGGTATAAAGCTCCGCGTGAAAAAGCGGAGTTTGTCATTCAAAATATTATCAATAGATTAGAAGAATTAACCCAGGAGTAAACTATGTTCGGACCAAAACAAAACAGACCAAGAAAAGGCGAAGCGCCTAAAGCAGCAGAAGACACCCACGTCGTCGGCAATAATACAGACAAGCCAAGTGCTGGGGAAATGGTGCCGTTAAACTTTAAGACAGATGCTGAGTTCAAAAAAGCATTTAAAACGTTTGCTGTTGGCCACGACATGACTATGGTCGATTTACTCAAGGAATCATTTGAATTTTACAAAGAGCATAAGGGCGGATAACCGCTCGTTGTAAAACGTCCAGGTGGCTGAACCTTCGACCTTCCAACCACCTGGGGCAACATTAACTAACCAATGGGATTTGATTGCTATGTCACAAGAGAAATATACAGCAATACAGAAAATGCGTCTAATAGATTTAGGTAATTTACCAGTTGATGACTTATTGGCCTGGTTGGCCGACAAACCTGACTGGCTAAAAAGAGCAATGAGAAAGGCGGTAAAAAAATAGGCTCCAACCGCTGCAGACAATGCAAGAAAGCCTATTTAATGAATGTAGCCCCTTTTTAGGGGCTTATTTATTTATACTTTGTTTTGCGCTATCAACAAGATCCGCTGCCGCTTCAAGAGCAAGCTGATGATCTTCGTTTAACTCATCGGATTCAATAACAGTGGCGACTATCGCATTAGCTTGACTAAGCTGCTTTGTCGTTCGCTCTACTTCATCCATACTATTACGCGCTTTAACCATAATTGATAAAGCTTTCAATAGCTTTCTAAAGCCTGGCTGACTGGTTTCTGTATCAGACTCCCAGGATGTCAGCTCTTGTTCACTCACATTTAACTGTCGACAGAATTCTTCCACTGATAATCCTGACAACTGACGGAGCTCTTTTACTACTTGAGACAGTACCATTTTTTTACTTTTCCTTTAAAAAAACAGAAGGTGACTTAAAACCAACTTTGAACAATAAATAAACCATGTAAGTATTGAGGCAAAATTTAATCGGGGTATACAGGTAATAAACGACCAAAACGTCTTTATAGCCCACTTTGCGGATCCCGTATTCGGCAACCATGACAAAATTAATAAAAATACATGTCAGGTAAACACCGATAATTTTAAACTCATCAAAATGGCGTTGATAGATTAACTTTATTTCTTTGCTGCGAGGTTTATTTGGGAAAAGTATAGATAACAACGTTAAATATAATGATGCAGCCCATTTAAACACCGATGCGCGATATACAATTAAAAGTACTATGCCAAAATCACAAACAGCCAGCCACATGTAAAACATCATGTTGCTTACACTAGGGCTGTTAAATAAAAAGTCACTTATATAAAAAGTATCAAGTAGTTTTGGAACCAGGATGACAAATATCAATAACAGGATATTGTTATCGTTTTTATGTTTAACTGCGGCGATAGCTGATGCTAAACACCAAAGCTTAATTAAAAGAAACTGATCTACACTAGAAAATAGCGCATCTATATTTTTTAAAATTTCCACAAAGCATCCCTGCCAAAACCACTTGATTTATTTACACCTAATCGGCATTTGGTGGGCGCTTAGCTCCACCGCCAGTTGATGCAGCTTGAACCTGTTGCTCTTGTTCCAGAACGGCCGAAAAATCGGTGTCTGTTTTCACATCAGGTGACGGCTTGTTCCCTCCGTCAGTAGTTTGAGTTTTAACACTCGTATTATCTACTTTCATTTGCTTCTCCTTACTCCGGGTTTGCATTAAAGAGTCTTGATTGTATAACAATTTTTCACATAAAAACACCCAAAGTGACAATTACCACATTTTGTTACAACTCGTGATTTAACTGCTTTTCATTTGTGACATGTCACAAATATTTAAGGGGTTTTAGCTGCCAATGTCGGCCCCAATACCTGAGCTTAAATAAACGTCTTTTACTGTCTTCCGGGTGACGCCGATATAGGTCAATGTTTGAAACTCGGTCTTATGGTTATAGAGCGCTTGTAAGTAACGAATGTCGGTCCCATTCATGTACGCATGATAACCAAAGCTTTTTCGCATGGAATGACTTGAGATCGCACTATCAAGGCCAATGGCCTCAGCGGCAGCTTTCAACTTATTGTTTAAATGCCTGGCTGAGATAGGCTGTTTTAATTTTTTAGCTCGGTTGCCGGTTCCCTGGAACAAATAAACAGGATCGATCCCTTGCGATTGATACCAGGCAATAAGCCGATTAATGGCGTTACGTGCCGGATCATTAATTGGCAACTCTTTAAACTTGCCGGTTTTCTGCTCATTGCCGATCACGGTTAAGCTGTCATTCCTGGATTGCTCGATCGTTGTTTTAAGCAAATCCCCCACTCGCAACGCAAAGTTACAACCAATAATAAAACATTCGGCTTCGCGCACATTACCCCATTTGGTTAAAACGCGGTGCATGGCATTTATATCTGACAGGTTTTTGAGTGGTTCGGATTCCATACAAATCTACTTCCTAAAGTGGTAATAAATCACTATTTAAGGAAGTAGATTATCAAGTTTTTTAATAATTCGCCATTTTTATTGGCTTTTCTACTTCCGAGACTGACATTATCGGAAGTAGAAGTGAAATATTTAAAGTTTTAAAACTGGATGTAATTAAATAAGTTTATCAGGTACCACATAGACAATAATATCTATGTTGGCCACACGTTTATTTTACTTGGAGTATTTCAGATAGGACCGCTTGACGTTCACCAGGTGGCAGCGCTTTGAAGTTTTTAGCCCATCTCTGAGCTTTTCTTTTGATTCGTTGCCTATCAGTAAAGTTTGTGCCGGCATACGTATGATAATGAACATCTCCTGGTTCAAAGTTGCACCAGACAGTTTCCGTTCTAACACCGCCACGTGTCATGGCTTGAAATTCCATTGACCACCAGTCAGACAGATGCTGATCATAGATATCGTTTTTATATCCGGACAAGATCACAAAACAAGGTAATTTTTTTACTAAATCTAATAGCTCGATATGTTGCTCGTCGGTGAGCTCATGCTCATACCTAGCATTACTTGTTCTTGTGTTATGCACATAGGGTGGATCCAGATAGGCCACAACTCGCCCATTGTTGTCATAATCAAAGTTTGCTAAGCCTGCATCTTCTTCTGTCGATTTATATGGGTTGCTTGGGAATACGTCTTTGTTATCACCTACACCATCGCCATCAC